TATCCATTCCTAGTGGTCAAGAGAATTCGGACTCAGATACCTTATTCCTGATTACGAAATCTGGAGTTAAAAACGAAAAAATAACTTTCAAATCATTAAAAACTTCTATCGTTGGAAATACGGTTTCATTAACTGGAAATCAGATTATTAGTGGGGAAAAAACCTTTGCAGACATTTGTACTTTTCAAGATACTGTTTTCTTAAATGAAGTAATCGATACCTCATTCAGCGGAGACATTAGTGGATTTTCTTTCGTCGGTCAAACAGGTTCCTTCGAAAAGCTTGGGGTTGGTCAATCTTTTGCGAATAAATCAAGAAACCCTGATTACGCATTGCATGTTGATGGGGATGTATTTATTGAGGGCCAATTTAATGCCTTGGGAAATATTCAATTTGGCGGAAACTTAGGTTTGAATGATATAGTTATTTCTGGTGATTTATTTGCAAATGGATCAGGCGTTTTTGCTAGCGGTATAAATGTATCGGGTGATTCTGTTTTTTCTGGATCCATGAACAACGATGGCAATACATCAGTCGGGGGCAATTTAAATGTTTCTGGAGATATCTTGATTGATAGCAAAATTGTCCACACTAATGACCCAGACACATATATTGAATTTTCGGGAGAACAAGTTTCTATTGTTGCGGGTTCAGGTAATTCAATCACAATTAATGATGAAGAAATAGATTTTAAAATAAATGGGGTATCGCAAACCTCTGTAGATTCTTCCGGCAGACTATTGGTTAACACCTCGGACCCTTTAGGTAATTTATCTGTAAGTGGAGACTCTTATTTAGAAAAACTTTACATAACAGGAAGCGATGGGTCTTGGCAACGGCTGACTCCAAGGGGTTATGATGAAGCGGTTAATTTCTCAACGAACCTTTTGAGCGGGCAAACGGTTTACGAAATAGATTTCCCTAAAACTTTTGGCAGCCAACCATTACTTTACTCCAATTTACAAAACAACACATCCGATCCTGTTTTATTTTTTAATGCATTTGATGTAAGCGAAAGTTCTTATTTCGTAAAATTTAACCAACCCCTGCCAACAAATAATTACTCAATACAAACGAGTGCAAGAACAGTGGGGGATTTTTCTTTACATCAAACAAAATCTCAAGCTTTCAAATATCAAGTAATCGAAGGGCAGTCTTCTTATGAAGTTGAATTTAATGAAGCTTTCGCTAAGCCCCCTACGATTTCTAGCTCCTTAGAATTAAAAATTTCACACAAAGTTGATGATCCAGGAGCTCTAGGGGATACTTTTATTGATGGGTGGGAGTATTATATCGCCGTAGGCACGGATACTTGGAGAAGAATTACTACTGCGGAGTCATTTAGATCAGTAGGCTCAAGAGGGGATACCGACTTTGACGATGATTTTTATTATGTTTGTATTGATGGAAGTTTATGGGGTAAAATTCCACTAACGACATCCTTAAAATCAGACCCTGGAACACTTGGAGATGTCGAATATGATAATAATTACATATATGTTTTTACTAGCGCGGGCTGGAAAGAGTCTCCAATTATCACTTGGCCTTCCGAGGAAGATAGAATTGTGCCTTATGTAATTTCAGATATTACAGAAAATTCTTTTAAAATTAATTTTGGCTCAATTGTAACATCACAGTATTTCCTTCATATTATTGCGTCCAGATAGTTTTTAAATTATAATATTGGCTTGACACGCCTCCAAGATCATGGTATAATAAAATCTATCATGAATCTATTATATAAAACAAAGTGTTATTTAGTTGGTCACATGCAATATGTGAGCGGCAGAAATTGGAGAGAAGAAGTTTCAGAAAAACTTGAACCCCTCTCGATTACTTGTTTTGATCCTTATAAAAAACCATTTATAAAAGATGTTGAAGAAGACGAAGCTTCTCGCGAAGAAATGGAAACATGGATGAGAACAAAGCAATATGATCGCGTAACAGAAAGAATGAAAATGGTGAGAGCATACGATTTGAATCTAGTAGATCGCAGTGATTTTATTATCGCGCACCTAGTTCCTGAAGTCGCGTCTTGGGGTAGCGCGGAAGAAATTGTCACCGCTGTACGAGAGAAAAAGCCTGTATTCGTGAGTATGGAAGGGGGAAAGGCAAAAACTCCGCTATGGATGCTTGGGATGTTTCCTCATAAATATATTTATAATAGCGTTGAAGAAATCGTAGAAATGCTATATGCGATTGACAAAGGAAGCAAGCCTATAGATTCTGACCGCTGGAGATTACTAAGGAAAGAGTTTAGATGATCGAGGCAATAGCATCATCTTATTTTGAATTTTTTCCTGGAGATTTTATTTTATTTGGAGTTCTTATAACTGTACTCTGGTTCAGGCAACGAAAAGAAGACGAAGATTTTAAATGAAAAAAGTTTTTAAATATTCGGACATTACATTAATACCTAATTATAGCGAATGCCTAACTAGGTCAAATTGCGACACATCTTTAGAGTTGTTTGGCAAAACTTATAAACTACCAATCATTCCGGCAAATATGAAAGCTGTAATAGATTATAATTTATCAAGATGGATGAGCGAAAATGATTATTTTTATATTATGCATAGATTTGACGAAGACATATACTCTCAAATCGAAACAGCGAATAATGAAAACTGGAAAACTATATCTTTTAGTATAGGAGTTCAAGATAAAGATAAAACAATTATACATAAATTAAGAACCAATAAATTAAGATTAGATTTTTTAACAATAGATATTGCGCATGGTCATTCAATAAAAATGAAAAGAATGATACAATTTATAAAAGAAAATTTACCTAATGTAAAAATAATTGCAGGAAATGTTGCCACCCCACAAGCCGTCAGGCAGTTAAGTAAATGGGGCGCGGATATTGTCAAGGTTGGAATAGGTCAAGGCTCCCCCTGCACCACAAAAGATAAGACGGGCTTCACGGTACCGATGTTTTCTTGCACGCAAGAATGTTCTGGTGAATTTTCTCGCAACGAAAGCGCGAAAGACTTATTTGGAGTAGAGGGCGGAATAATTCCAATTATCTCCGATGGTGGAATATGCTGCAATGGAGATATAGCTAAGTCTCTAGTGGCTGGAGCAACAATGGTTATGGCTGGAAGTTTATTCGCTGCTTGCTCAGATAGCCCAGCAACACTAGTGAAGGTAGATGGAACATACTTCAGAGGTTATTTTGGTTCGGCGAGCTATCAAAACAAAGGTTACACAGATCATATAGAGGGTAAATTAAACAAACTTCAAGATAATGGTATGCCATACGCAAAAAAATTAATAGAAATTGAGCAAGACCTTCAAAGTTCGATTAGTTACGCAGGAGGAAATAATCTTGACATTTTCCCTAAAGTTAGTTATCATATCGCATGACAAATGGAGAGCTCAGAGCATTAACTTTTGACGACGAAGAGAATATAATTAACCTAATAACAACCTCGATTAGTTATGGAGATAATTTGCACATAGGGCACTTGCTACCAACAGAAAAAAATGTAAATGCGTTTTTTAAGTTTGAAATTTTCGATATCCTATTTGAGGACGATCCCATTTTTGGCTTTTTTTATCAAGGAGAGTTACTAGGTCTTTCTTGCTGCTCAACAAAAATAAATAAAATTTACCAACTAAAAGAAAAAACAGCTATGGGAACTATTACCGTGGTTCACCCTCAATACAGAAGAAAAGGCATTGGCTCTAAATTAAGGCTTGCGGTAATCGAACAACTTAAAAAATTAGGCTTTAAAAGGTTTATATTTGAAATTAAACATGACAATGAAGCTTCTTTAGATAACGCAAAAAAAATTGCTGACAAATTAAAAGTAAAATCAGACTTAATATCTTTCAAATTCGAGGGACATTCAGATGTTTTTTGAAGAAATCGTTGACTATCTAACCGACCAACAGGATGTTTGTCAAGATCAAATGCTTTTATTTAGTGCCTTGTCTTCAATATTTATTGAATTCCCAATTGATAACGAACCACCAAGTTCTGCGGTCGTAGCCTTAGCATCTAATTGCGGATCAGATTTGCCTCACGCCTTAGCTGCAGGTTTAAATTGTATCACAAATCAGCATCTACCCATACAGCAGATAGCGTACTTTATATCTAATAATTACCAAAAGAATATAAAAGAAGTATTATCGCAAAATAAAGGTAATAAAATACTAGGATTCGGGCATCCATCAATCAAGGGCCAAGATAAAAGGGTCATTAATTTAAAGAAAAATTTTAAACACCTATTCGCGGATCACACTAATTTTTGTCTGCGACTAGAAGAGCGTATGCCTGTACCCATGAACATAGGATGCATCATAGCTAGCTTATCTTTAGATAACGGAATCGTTGCAAAAAATTGCTTATTTCTTCCCCTGCTAGGGAGGATGCTTGGGTGGTTAAAATTATACAACAAAACTCAGGGAAAATTCAATAAAGTAGTTCCATCTTTTGAGAATATTAAAAATGAGTCTTAGCCAATATTTACTTTTCATAAAATCACCTAAAGAAGTTTTTGATTTTACAGGGTTTAGTAATCAGTTAAAAAACCAGTACAAAACCCTAGATGGATACGCATTCGATTATAATGATAAAGAAATAACATCAATAAAGCTTTACTATAAAATATATACTAAAAAAAATATTTTTAATTGCGATTTCTTTTCGTGGTTCACAAAAAACACTAAATTGAGCTCTAGCCTAAAAAAAACCCTAAAACCAACCCAAGATAACGGCAAGGTTTTATCGGGACTAAATTTTTCAATAAAATACAAACCTCAATCAAAGCAGGTAATCAAGTCAATTTATTTTGCAGACACAAATCAATCTTCTTTAGTCATAAACGAATCAAATAATTCCATATACTGCAATAAATATTACTACATATATAACACTTTACTAATAAATTTAATTAATCATTTATTTAAAATGAATATGCCAAAGCATAAAGAAGGTATCGAGTTCTCATTAAGAGGGCGAAAAGCGCATTGTACTGTTTTTCCAAAAATCGATAAACAAAAATTAGATTTACATTACAGCAGTTCTTATTGCGAAAAAATGACAAAAAAATTAATGCAGTTTGAAAAATTTAACAGCGCACAAGATCTTTCCTTGTTTATTCATTCAAAAACAGAGAGATCTTCTTTAATAACTAAAGGTTACAGCTCTAACAACTCTGCTCAAAAAATATATTTCGGATGTTTTGATTGGAAAAAATCAATTTTTGAAAATTAATGCTTGACATTATTGATAATATATACTATAATCAAATCCATGAACAACAAAGCAGCTAAAACAATAAGAAAAATTTTAAACTTTGATCCCAATTGTGCGGATCCAACAAGTAAGAGAGTTTATTCTCGAGCTAAAAAACAATACAACAAATTATCACAAGGAGCAAAACCTTTATTCTTAGAAGAATTAAAAAATTTATATAACGCAAATTAATTATGGAAAATCAAACAGAAAAACAAACAGAAAAACAGTCAGAATGGAAAAGCAGAGAGCTAGGGGCTTTATGGGTTCGCTCTGGGAAAAGCCAAAAGTATCTTTCCGGTACTATTAACATCGAAACTATGCCTGGGGTTACCGAGCCGGTAAAAGTTGTTGTATTCACTAACAAAGGTAGGGAAAAGAATGAAAAAGCTCCTAACTATGTTATTTACAGATCGGAAGATTCCGCTCAAGCTAAAGAGGGCGTTCAAAAAGTTAGTCAAGTTGCTCAGGAAGCGGCGGACGAAGTTGTTTCGGAGCAAACTTCCAATGACGAAAATATCCCTGACGATTTATTTTAAAAGCAATGGAAAAACCTTTTTGGTATAGCAAAAAATTCTGGACCGCTGTTATTGCTACAGCGGTTCCAGTCTTAAATCATACATTTGATATAGGGCTTAGTCAAGAAAATGTAATTCAAATTATAGGGCCATTAATGGCTTATATTCTAGGTCAAGGTTTAGCAGACCTTGGTAAAAATAAAAGCTAACCGTTCTTTAATAGTTTTGGGCGCGTACTGGATTCGATTTAAATGGAATTAAGTATGATGCAAGTCGAAGAGGCGTCAGGCTTCGTTAAAAGGCGCAAACTTGTACATGGCAAGAATAAAAATCGTGTTGTAGCTTTCAGCTCTAATGCTGGACAGCTCGCATTAGCAGCTTAAACACCTGCTACCCCTCCCTGTCAGACGCAGATACGGCAGACGAGGGGTCATCAATCTGCAAAAACAGAAAAGGTTTTATTGTTAATAAACTGTAGTTCACTGAATTATTCGGGGGCAAATAATTGAAACAATAAGTTAGATGTTAATATCATAACTTTAAAAAAAATTAACTAAACTTGTAGATTCCAACTTATTAAAATTTAAAGACGCGGGTTCGACTCCCGCCGCGTCCACCAACTCGTTAAAAATTAATACAAAAATATGTATTCTAAAAAACAACTTTTCTCGTGATGTATACAATATCACTAAATGAAATAAAAGTGTAATAGATTCACATTGGTCGATATGAATTTTTTAAAAAAAATCACAGGTTTATTCGGAAAAGAAAAACCAAAAAAAGAAACATACAAAGATGTATGTATCCTGCTCTCGAAATTGGCTACGTCTGCAAAAGAAAAAGGTAAAAAAATTCCCGATGGACTTTCAAAAGAAGATTGGAATAATATTTTGTCTCAAATACTATTTAGCCTAGAATCAAAAATCAAAAACATACAACCCAAATCTCCGATAAGGAAAGAGCAACTTCGGTTAAAAAATCAAGAAGCTTTCAGCCTTTTGGAAAAATATATAGATAAATTATAAAATGGAAGAAGACGAAGAAGATGAAGAATATGAGATTATTTTTGAGCCAGACGAAGCTTTAATTTTGGCTCTTAATGAAATTGACAACCTAAAACAATTAATTAAAGAGCAAAGCTCCTCTATAAATCAACTAAAAAAAGATTTTTTAAAGCTTAAAAAAAGTGAAAAATAAACTTGACTGTTTGCTGTTTTTATGGCATAATAGTCTTATATGAAAAAAATCTCATTAAACAAAGATGGCACCCCAAGAAGGCGCCGAAATAGTAAATCAGTTGCGATGCCAACTGTCTCCCTGTCTATTGAAGAAATTGCAGAGCTCGCCTCGGGCCAGGTACTAAAAGTACCAGTCAGTGAAGATTGGGTAAAAGGTAGATTATATGCAAATTACTTAGTCAATAAAACCACATCTCTCGACTTCAGCGAAGCTCAATCAGTAGAAGATAAAATAGAATACGCATTAACAGACTTTGACAATGAATAATTATTTTTCGCATTTAATTGGTCAGGAAAACGTCAAGAAGAAATTAAACTTCTACTTAAAAGCCTATGGAGCCACAAGCACCTGCCCATTTCTTAATTTAGTAGGAGCTAAGGGTTTGGGTAAAACTTTATTCGCCAAAGAGTTCGCTAAAAATCTAAAAAATAAAGATGGAGCAAAGCGCCCCTTCTTGGAACTAAATTGCTCAACAATCAAAAACAATGAGCAATTTTTTGAGCAGATATTTATTCCGCTGATCATGAATAATGAGATAACAATCTTGTTTGATGAAGCTCACGCCTTACCTAAGGATCTAACAATGGCGTTTTTAACTATATTCAATACGGAAAAAACGAATACTAAAGACTTCACCTACGAGGATCAAACATTTACATTCGATTTTTCGAAGCAAACTTTTATCTTCGCTACCACGGAAAGCGACAAGCTCTTTCCCCCTCTTAAAGATAGATTAACTACTATTGATTTTGAACAATATTCTTCTGATAATTTAGGTAAAATTATAGAGCTAAATTGTGATGGGGTTAATTTTTCCAATAACGCACTAGAGGTGCTATCTTCTACCGTTAGAGGTAACGCAAGAAATGCGGTAATGAGATCAAAGGAAATTACACTTTACTGTGAAAGCGAAAATAAAAATACTTTCGACATGGAAGATTTCGACATGCTTGTAGACTTGCTCGGAATACTTCCGCAAGGTATCTCGTGCACGGAAAAACAAATTTTAGAAATCCTCTCAGACAGAGGAAGTTGTAAACTGCAAACCTTATCTGCAGTTACAGGATTAAGCCCCACGGCACTCAGGAGAGACCATGAAGTATATCTCCTCAGGAAAAACTTTATTCAAATTGACGGCGAAAGAAAAATAACGCATCAAGGAAGAAATTTAATTAACTCATTATAATATATAAATGAAAAAAACAGAAGTATACGTAGTAACAAGAAACTCAAGAAGAATTGAAGAAAAGAATTATTCAAAAAAAGAAGAAGCCGAAGTTAGAGCTGAAAAACTTGTCCAAGTTCTAAAAAGGTATAAAGATCCAGATTTCAAAAAAGTAAACGTTGTAAAAACAGATAAGCCTTACAAGATAAGATAAAATTATTACAGTGGAAAACAAAAAAGAGCAATTATCTTTTGAAAATCTCGCCGAACTAAAAGGCTATTCTCCAAAAAAAGCTAGAAACATGAGGATCCCTTATGTAACTCATATTTTAAAAGGCAAAGGTAGGGGTGGAAAGTCTGTCGAAATTAAAGTTGATTTAAAGAAAATCAAAAACAAAAAACAAAGTCAAGATTGGCTTTGGGTGGAATTCCAAAATGCAGAAGGTAAGCCTGGCTGGATTTATGGGCAAGCAGACTTCGTGGTATTTGAAAGAACAAAAGATTTCATATTTGTTAACAGAAAGGAGCTTCTTGACTGGTGTAGTGGTTCCCAAAAAATCAGGTATGATTTACCATTTGTGACTTTAGCGAAAAAAGCGAAGTATAGAATTTATAAAAGGGAAGGAATGAAGGAGGAAATAACGCAGATTTTAGTTGATGACATAAAAACGCTTAAATCTTTTCGAACTTGGGATAAGTAAGTGGCCTCAGCTCAAGATTTAGATAAATCTTATATAAAAATGGCTCAAACTTGGTCTTCTCTGTCGAGAGCTAAAAGGAAAAAGGTAGGATGTTTAATAGTTAAAGATGGATCGATCATATCTGATGGCTATAATGGTACTCCGAAATCTTTTGACAATCAATGCGAAGATGTAGGTCGCTTCGGCCAGTTAATAACAAAAAAAGAAGTTCTTCATGCAGAGAGTAACGCTATCACAAAATTAGCTAAATCGACTCAATCAAGCAAAGGGGCGACTATGTATATTACCTCTGCGCCTTGTTTAGATTGTTCTAAATTAATTATTCAATCAGAAATTAAAAGAGTGGTATATTTAGAATTTTATAAAAACGACATAGGTATCGATTTACTTAAGTCGGCTGGAGTTTTGGTAGATAAATTAGATGATTGAGTTTTTATTAGTTTGTGCTATTGGGGTTATTGTCTTTTTAGTTATTAACAAAAAAGATATAGCTCGCCCTCAAGTTGAAGAAGATCTCAGAAATGAAAATGATTTTTTGCGAATTAAATTAAACGAAAAACTATCAGACATTCAATCTAGGGAAAATAATTTAAATACAACCATAAAAGAGCTTCAATCGAGCATATCCAAACACCAAAGCGCCAGTACATCTATCATTGCAGATTTTAAGAAAAAAGAGGAAACTCTCATCTTTAAAACGCAAAATTTAGAGAAAAAGTTAGAAGAGGAAACGTTGGCTCGCAAAAAAGTTTTATCGCAAAAGAAAAGTGGCGAAGTTAGGTTGGGGCATATAGCTGAAACGCTTGCTCCATTTCTTGATCAGTTTGATTTTGAGCCTGAGAGGTGTTCTTTTTTAGGGCAGCCCATAGATTATATTTCATTCGGAGATGATGAGATAACTTTTATTGAAGTGAAGAGCGGCAA